GCGCTTTTTCGGCCACATTTCTTATATCCTCCACCTTTTTTTGGGGCAGATATGTCGACCCAGTCTTCTTTAAACCACTTGGTTAGGCTCATGACGGCACTCTAGTTCTCGGTCTCTTACTGGGCATCATGCGCCCAAAGCCACGAGGGTCAATCATTCTGTAGCGTTTGGCAGCAAAACCACCACCGCTCATCTTCTTTGGCCCCCAATCTTTGCGCTTTTTACCGGATGGATCTTTTATCTTTCCCGCACAAATCTTGCTTGCGTAAGCATTTGCGTAAGCTGATGGATAAACCTTAAATTTTCTCTTAGCTGCTGCTTTACCTCTCGGGCATAGTTTTGTCATATTTATTCCTAAAAGTTATCCAACTTCAACTGTAAGAGAACCGCCAGTTATAACTTGTACATCTCCCACTTGGCCTGTTGCGCTTAGTCCTTTTTTATCTCCGCTTGATATATCCTCAAAAGAGAAGCCGGTATAAACCTGTAGGACTTGACCACTAGTGTTCCATATAACGTCACCTGCTTGAAAGCTTAACTCATTGATTTGACTATCATTATATTGTGGCGTTGCAGTCGTATCAAAAGCATTTAAGTTCAGTTCAAGTACGCGAACAGCGCGATTAAACGTATCAGCAGTTACCTCCTGACCCATCGCTAAAGGCAATCTGTTTTGAAGCAGTTTGCCCATTAACGTTTTCCATTTGGCTGAAGATCTAGCCTAGTGTTACCTATTCTAAACCCTACACCAAGCTGATTTATAGAGCTTGCATCATCATCAGACTCAAATCTTAGTACAGCTTGTCTACCCCTAGCTCGCATGTCAATTTTAGTGGTGGTAGAGCTAAATGAAGAGGTTTGATCCGCCGTCAAAGATTGACCTGGGAAGTTTCTAACTTTCAGAACTACGTTCATTTGTTGATCAGAACCACCCGAGCCATCAAATCTTACGTCTGGAATCATTCTTTTAATAAACTGAAAGTCTTCACCTTCGCCTAAATCAAAGTCTCCAGATTGAACAAAGACGTTAGTCATTGGACTCCCGTCATCGTCATTGCCGGTCTCGTGGACATACAAATAATTAGATCCGTTCTTGCCAGCAGCTATGGGGTTAGAGAATATTCCTTCATCAAGCCATGCTGTTCTTTCCAACTGGCCGATAGTCCACGTGTTTTCTTGATAATTGTAAGTAACGTAACGATCAATCGTTGTAGATCCTGATGAGCAGTAAAACCAACTGACTTCATGAAACTGTTTGTTCAAAGCGCCAAACACCTGAAAAGCTTGGCCTTGCTCAAAATCACTAAACACATAAGACTGAACGCTGCATCGAACGTTTTCTACTGCACCTGAATATCTATAGAAGCCCTTTTTATCCATCCAAAATATGCCAGCAGGGCTGTTAATGGCTGCGTTTGGCCCAATCAAGCTGACACCTTCGTTGATTAAGGTCAGACCAAATGTGAACGGAGGGCCTACAAACTGCAGGCTGTATAAGGCAACGTCAGTCCAAACCAATGTTTCTTGTCTAGAGCGAATTGCAGAGATGATCTCAGATCCTGCAGAACAGCGAAGATCACCGGCAGTGTTGGTGGACAAAGGCTCCCACTCAGCAGCGTTTTCTTGATCAGAGAATGCAATCAACAAAGGATCAATAGTCCCTGTTCTAGCGCCATTTTCTATAGGATCTGCGCCAAAAACTAACACGTGGCGATCAACGTCTGAAACAAGGACTTGAAGACCTTTGGTTGGTGTTAAGTTGGCACCTGTCAACGAACTTAAAGCTACAGCCCTTGCGGTTAATCCGCTTGTTTTGTCCCAGTAATAAATACTACCTGCTCGAGGACAAGAGATTAAATCTTCACCAAAGTTATCCATTGACCATAATCGAAGCTGGTTTGCATCTGTTAGTGAGGTGGTAGATCCCCACGCGCCAGCACTCCAAGCACCAGTTCCCCAACCTGTACCAGCCACAAAGACATCTAAGCCAGAATTTATTTGATAAGCACCAACAACTGAGGATCCGCCATTGCCCGTGTCGCTCGAGTTGGCCGTTACCTCTGTCCCGCTGGTGTCTTTTGCTGTAATGGTATAAGTGCCGCTTGTTGGCACCGTTTGTATTTGATATTCCTGATTAAGAACATCGGCGGTAATGTTGCCGCCTAAAGTTGCTGCACCGCTAAACGTAACGAAATCGCCCTCAACTGCGCCATGAGCCGCATCTGTGACAGTAATCGTTGAAGATGAAGTGGTTGCAGCAAAGGTTACATCTCCTGCTGCTGTAGTAGATCTGATAGGAGTGATGTCGTAGTAAGTTGTGCCTTCTTGAATATAAAGCTTGAAACGTGTGCCCAGCCCAAGAAGCTTTGTTCCATCAAGATCAACCCAAGCATGTAGCTTTCTTCCCGTTCCCTCATAAGTGGTGGAGATGTATTTCTCCCAACCACCTATCTTTTCTGCATATCCTTTTCTAAAACGAACAAGATTAGCGTCAAACCATCCACCTTCTGCGGTCAGGCTTGTGCCTTCTTTGTTAATACCAGGCTGAAATTGGTAACTTTGAAGAGGCATAATCAAACGTTCTCCCAAGGCATCCCTTGAAATAATAACGCTTCGGCTTCTCTTCTGCGAACCAAACCATCAAGCACCTGTCCGCCAGACTTGTTCCATCGGCGCATTTCGTTTGGCACTTCATTAAAGTTTTCTTCGTTCAACCTCTTGAGCATTGTTGAAGACTGAAGGCTTCCAGGACCAAGGTTGTATGTCCACGCTACTAGAGCATCAAAGTTGTGTTGTTCAAGCGAAACATCAACAGCTTCTTTTACATAGCCTTCAAATTCTTCAAGATCTTCTGCAAGCATTCGATCAGCATCTTCTTGAGTGCAGACATCCCCCTCGCTAACGCCAGCAGTGTGGCCATAACCGATGGTCCAAACATTTGCGCTACATTGATACGCTTCTAGTTCGCATCCTTCAAACTTTTTAATTAGGGCTATCCCCTCTTGGCTCGTCTTCATCTTCTGCATCCAGATCTCGATAGTACTCAATGATACTAATCGTTTGTCTTATGTAACGTTTTATTTCAGCTATGTTTGAGCTTAGGTTCTCGTATCCTTTTGGCGTTAATCCGTAATACGCATCAACTGGCGCC